GTTCCCGGTTGGAGTTGATGCCCCGGTTTGAGGTGCCCCCGGTGTTGTGGATTATGACGATTGGCAAGCCGTCGCTCAAGAAGTCCCCGGCGTCCAAGCCGATGTATGCACCGCTGCGGCAGATCGAGCAAGAAGACCGACCCCGGTTCGGTAAGGCACTGCTGGAGTGGGAGGGCAAGGAGGCCGCTTACACCGCGTCTAAGAAGTCGTTCCTTGAGTGGTCAGCGTCCCCTGATGCGCTGCTCAGTGGCGATCAGGCTCCCTTGGTGCAAGACCTCCCCCAGCGTCCTGCACCGCTGAAGATCACCACCACAGATGTGACCAGTCAGAAGCTGGTGCGTGACGCTGCGGATAACCCCCGTGGTTTGTTGTGCGTGCTGGACGAGATGAACGGCTGGTTCAACAAGATGACTGACCGCAGCAGTGGGGATGATCGGTCGGCATGGGTCGTGGCCTACGAGGCGGACATGTACAAGATGGACCGGGTGGGTGCTGGGTCTATCGTGGCTGAACCCTTCGCGGTCGGCATCTACGGTAACGTCCAACCCGATGTGTTCCACCAGCATAGCCAAGCGCTGGCTGCTGACGGCCTGCTGCAGCGGTTCATCCCGGTCATGCTGCGACACAAGAACTGGGGTGTGGGTCAACCGTTGCCCGACTTCATGGTCAACACTGCAGCATGGGACAACGTGCTACGTACCGTGTATTCGCTGCCCCCTCAGGTGTATCGACTCTCCCCTGAGGCGTTCATCCTCTATCGTGAGTTCCAGCATTGGTACAACGAGAAGATGCAAGACGAGGTGCTGCTCAACAGTGGATCGGTGTTCCTGACGGCACTGGGCAAGCTAGAGGGCACCGTAGGGCGCCTGATGCTGATCTGGCACGTGATCGAGGCACCGTTCACCACGATGGTGTCCGCTGACATCGCGCAGCGCGTGATCGAGTTCGCCAAGTCGTACCTGGTGCCCGCGTATCGGTATGCTTACGAGGGTGGATCGGCGCTGGAGTTCAACAAGTGGGTCACAGAGCACATCATCCAGCACGCTGACGCTGGCCGCATCACGCTGTCCCAGATCAAGTCATCTGCACGGCGTCAGTGGCCGCGCGAGAATATGAACGACTGGGTGAAGGATCAACTGGTCATTGACGCAATGACGGACTTAGAGAAGATCAAGTACGTCGGGCGTCTTGATGATGGGTCAGAACTGCACCGGCACCGCGCAGAGTGGGCGATCAATCCCGGCATCCTGACGATGTTCGCAGAGCACCGTAAGCGGATCCTGAAGGCCAAGCAGCGTCAGATGGACGAAACCTACAAGCTATCAACCAAAGGACGCAAGCTGGTTAAGGGGTATGACCCCGATGTCATGGACGACGATTGAGCACAGCAGCCCGGATTAACCGGGCTGTTTTGTTTCCGATGCCATACGGTTGACCCAACGGCACCGGATTTCTCGCCATGACACAATCGGTTTTTACTTTTGAATTGCGTCTCCTCAACATGTTCCGACCACATAAACCATGCGCACAGGTCATGCGCATAGAACATGTGGGTTGGTCATGCGCGTGGCTTACGACCTGCTGGTTTACGCGGCGCAGTGGGCGCAGGCATGAACTGAGCATGAATGTCAGGCGCCAGTGCTGCTACGACTGAGAGCACGTCCAGCAGTCGAATTGCAGCGCTTGAGGGTTCACGGGCGCCACTGCGCCAGTTGCGCCAGGTTGTCACCGGTACACCAAAATAAGCAGCGGCCTGATGGTCGTCAAACCCGTGGCGCGTGGCGCAGTCGACAAGCAGGGCAGACGACACAGGAACGGGTTTATCGGGGTTTTGAGCGGGTTTTGTGGTCATNGTAGTACCTATGNAGCATGAGGGTGAGAAAAAGCCCCTAGAGGGCGTCTAGGGGCTGCGGGGTGAGGGTTAAACGTCAAGTAGTCGCCGGATGAGTGGCACCAGTACGGCGCCGCACAGGGCGATGAAGAACCCGGCGATCATTCGATCAGACCCTCACCTCGACTGAGGCGTTGAGGATCACGGCCTTGTCATGGTCCGATGTGACCGATGGGCACGGATAGTGGCCATCCAAGCATTCGAAACAGTCGCGGAAGAACTGGCGCAACAGGTCGAGTTCGTCCAGATCAGCGCTTATGCGTTTTTTGCCACCCAGTTCATCAATCCAATCGCTCAGGTCTTCGCTCTGCTGGGTTAACTCCTCGACTTGTGCCAACAGTTCCGCTGTTCTTGTGTCACCGGCCATGTAGGCGGCGCGTTCTTGTTCTTCAAGGGTAAGGGTTTGTGTGGTCATGGTGTTGTCTCCAGTGGGTTATGCGAACAGGTGCTTATGCGAATTCATAACGCGAAACTCTGCGCCGCCGCCATCGGACTGTGTGAAATAGCCTCTGACGTACTTACCCTTACGACGGGTGCAGGCAGGGATAGAGAAAAAAGTGTCAGCGTAGCCTGTTGCGTAACACGTAAGCCGTGCCACTTCAACACCATTGACGATGATAGGACAGGCTTTCACTTTCGCCCACGGTCCAAGGCAGTCAAACGGACCACCTGGACGGTAGCCTGTTGCGCCATTGGAAAACTGAAACGATTCACGTGCGATGAATTTTTGCATGATGACTCCTTACAAGGGTTTACGGGTTACAGGGGGAACAGAACATCGAACCAGTGCAGCGCCAAGGCGACAAGCCCGGCTGCAACCAGTACGGCTGCAATGATGTCGCGGGTCATGGCTCAGGCTCCAAGAAAGTGCGAAGCGTATCGCACCAACACAGCCTGCTCGGCGCCGTACCACTGCGTCCAAGGCGTGCCCCAGTCTTGATACTCCAACCAGGCGCGGCAGGGGTTGCCGTATTGGTCCATCTCTCCCCTGATCTGGACAGCAGGACCGCCGGTACACAAGACGATGCGGAACTCGCCCGCAGTCATGTCTTCACCGGGTGCAACCCAGTCCGAGCGAACATCAACGCTCAAGCGGTCTTCATAAATGCGCTGCTGCGCCTCGTCAAGATCGGTGCAGTCACCCGCTGCTGCCTCAAGCGCAGTCAGCTCTGCTGCTTCGACAGGAAACGCATCAACCCAAAGCGTACGAGCTGTTGCGGGTGTCATGTTTGTCGACGACACATGGTCATCGACCCACTGCGCCTGATCGTCGCGCAGTTCTTCGAGTCGGCTCCAATCCAGGTCGACTGCTGCAAGCATGGTGACGATGTTGTCATATTGGGATTGGGCTTGATCTTGTGCGTTACTCATTGGGTTTACCTCTTTGTGGTTACGGGTTACAAGGACTCACTACCTGAGCGAGTGAGTGAAATATAACTCACTGGGTTCTACTTGTCAAGTGTTTTGTTAAAACTCTTTGAGTTGACTCTCTGGGTTTACTTTTCACCTATGACAAGTTCCCTCAAAATGGGGGGTAGTGATTCTGGGGTTTGCTCAAATTTTGTGCAAATGAAAAGTAGTGATTTTTTAAGCCTCGCACCCGCGGAGGGAAGTTGTCATACCCCCTATCGTAAACCCAATGAGTCGTAGAAAAACCCCAAAAACAGGACAAAACTCGTAGAAACCAGAGAACCCAGAGCCCGCTGGGTTCATGCCCCAAAACCCGCTGTAAACCCTCTGCATTGCGTACCCAATGGGTTTACAGCCCTTTGTAACCCTCTGGATCCGTTACCCGGTGGGTTTACTGGTGCAGTTGACGCGCAAAGTTGACGGGTTCAGCGGCTGCCTGACTCAGGCTTGACCGGTGCAGCGCGGAGCCAGGGCAGCGCGGGTGCTGGGTGCCTGGGTGCTGGGTTCGCCGGGAGAGGGGGTGGGTGGGGTCCAGCGGGGTCGGGGTCACGGCTGCGATGGACCCACGAACCATTTTATAAATTTTTCAGAAATCAGAAACCCAATGGGTTCATTGCACCTACTGCCCCCACGTTGCACAAAACATTCCACCCCTGATACACTCCCCACCACTATGGAACAAGGACAAGCACCATCCGTAGGCACGGTTGTCACCAGTGAACAAGACCTTCCAAGTTGGCTGTCGTGCCTAGACCCCAAGCCCCGACCCCCGTCGAAAGAGGCTAAGGCTCTGCTGCACCTGCAGTACGAGAACATGTTCGAGAACTTCATCGAACAGGTCTACAGGGGTCGCTCACTCAAGTCCTTGGTCGAGGATGACCCGCGACTCATCAGTTACGAGGACTTCCTGAGATGGATCAAGCGTGACCCGCAGCGACACGAGCGGTTCAAGGAAGCGCAGGAGATGCGTACAGAGTTCCTGGCTGGTGAGATCATTGCCATTGCCGATGGTGTGGACTCTCTTGACGCCGCAAGTCCTGAAACGGTGAACCGCGACAAGTTGCGTATCGACACGCGCAAGTGGCTCATGAGTGCCCACAATAAGAAGCGGTATGGTGAGAGCAAGCAGATCGAACTGGCTGGCTCCATCAGCATCACCGAGGCGCTTCAGCAGGCGCAGGCCAGGGTGATTGAGGCTGAGGTGATTGATGTAACCCCTCGTCTGGAGGACAACTCGTGATGTACCTACTCGTTGGTGTGGCCGTCGTCGTCTTGGCGAACGTGGTTGGTGATTGGATGACCTGATGCAGAAGCCCCGGTACAGCCCCGAAGAAGAGCAGATGCTGATGGCTCAGTTGTGGAGCCCAGCCATCAAGGACGACCCGGAGGCGTTCGTGTTGTTCGCGTTCCCTTGGGGGCAGAAGAACACCCCCCTCGAACACTTCCGTGCACCACGGGCGTGGCAGCGGGACGTGCTGCGTGAGATTCGCACGTTCATCCGGGAGAACCGGGGGAAGCTGAAGAACGATGAACTGATTGACGCCATGCGCCAAGCGGTCAGTTCGGGCCGGGGTGTGGGGAAGTCGGCACTGGTCAGTTGGCTCATCCTGTGGATGCTCTCAACCAGGATAGGCTCCAGCGTTATCGTCAGCGCCAACAGCGAGAACCAGCTTCGTAAGGTCACGTGGGGTGAGTTGACTAAGTGGGCCACGATGGCGCTCAACGCGCACTGGTGGGAGCCGACTGCCACGAGCCTGAACCCGGCGCAGTGGTTGACTGAACTGGTCGAGCGTGACCTGCGTAAAGGCACGCGATACTGGGGTGCTGAGGGGAAACTGTGGAGCGAGGAGAACCCCGACGCCTACGCTGGTGTCCATAATATGGACGGCATGATGGTGATCTTCGATGAGGCCAGCGGCATCCCTGACTCGATTTGGTCGGTGGCGGCGGGCTTCTTCACAGAGAACATCTTGGACCGGTACTGGTTGGCGTTCAGCAACGGTCGGCGCAACACCGGGTACTTCTACGAGGCGGTGGACGGCTCCAAGCGGGAGTTCTGGAGGTCGAGAAAGATCGACGCACGCACCGTCGAGGGCACCGACAAGTCGATTTACCAGCAGATCATCAACGAGTACGGGGAAGATTCGGACGAGGCTCGGGTCGAGGTCTACGGGGACTTCCCCAAGAGCGGGCAAGATCAGTTCATCACACCCACCGTCGTGGATGACGCCATGAAGCGTCCACAGTACAAGGACATGACCGCACCCGTCATCGTGGGTGTAGACCCGGCACGCGGGGGCATGGACAGTACCGTGATTGCAGTGCGCCGGGGTCGGGACATCATCGCCATCAAGCGGTTCCGTGGAGACGACACCATGACCACCGTGGGGCACGTGATCGACGCCATCGAGGAGTATCGACCCGCAC